TCTTTGCCGAAAGCATTATCGTATCGTTTTCTGCCTAAATCATTTTTAAGCGAATTATATATATCAATAAGATCTAACTTGCTTAATTCTATAGTAAGCCCTTCAATATCGGTTATCTTATAATCTTTTCGGGCTAATGTTTCCAACGCTTTAAAAGCATTCTTCTCGTCGTATGTCCTTGATACTTCTTTGGTCATTGATTGAATCTTAAGAAATACCGCAGTATCCCTAGCGTTTTCTTTTATTTCAGGATCATACTGTTCAGCAAATTCTTTGCCGAATATCGAATTCATCATAGAATATATATTTGAGAATCCTTGTCTATAGATATTCCCGATTTTAGTCTTAATAGTTTTCTTGTCAGCCTTGATCTTATCTATGGCAGACAGAGCAGAATCAACTTTTTCCTGTCGTTCCATACGCTTCTGGAAATCAGCTTCGTTTTTAGCTTCAGAGCCTGCTTGCTTCATAGCTAATATATCATTTAAGACTTGGTTGTGAAGTTCTGTTGAAGCAGAAGCACCATTTGCTTTTAAAGAGAGCATACGAGCCTTTACAAGATCTGTATAAGAAAGACCCTCTTCAGGTATGGCATCAAGCTCGACTTGAGCTTTTGATTGAGTAAGCTTATTGATTCTTCTTATATTATCAAAAGTCTTGTTGCCTTCGTAATCGTACTTGCCTACGCGCTTTTGACCTTTCTTTAATGGCTTTGTTGTTTTAAGTTCTTTTGTTATCTTTGCAGAGATCCATCTCTTTTCTGCTGCTATCTTAAGTCTTGTAACCGTATCTATTATATCTGGAAGCGCCTCGGCTAATTGCTCTTTTGTCTGGATATTCTTGATTGTCTTGATGAATTTAGCTTTGTCTTTAGCTTCTATACCGGATTTCTCTATAGTTTCTATAAGTTCAGTCTGTACCTGCTTTATTTGTTGCTTGGTGGTTATTGTGCCAATTCTTGCACCTTTTGCTATATCTTGTATTCTACGTTTGAGTATCGTAGTCTCTCTCGCTCTAACAAACTCGGCGGGTTCTTCACCAACAATTTTTCTTGCTGGAGGAGCTCTCTTTATCTTTTCTCCTGGTTCTACACCAACTTGTCCCAATAAATCATCTAATCTCTTTTGTTCAGATTCAGTTAAGCTTTCTTTTTCTCTTAAAAATAATATTTTCTTTTCAAGTTCGGCTAAGTCAGGAAATGCCTCTTTTTCTATAGGTGTAAGTTCTTCATTTCTAGCTATTTTTTCAGCAACTATCTCTTTTGATGGGATTTCTTCTAGAATTGCTTTCTCTACGACTTTTTCTTCAGGAGCTATATCTACTATGGCTTCAGGCGCTTTAGGGGCTATTCTCTCTTCAATCTTTGCGATTTTGGGCATTGTAGGAGCTTCTGTAGTCTCCAACACCTCATTTATCTCGTCAGCCTTACTGACAATCTGCTCTTTAACAGCTTCTTGCATAGTCTCAATCTGCTCTGGTGTGGCTCCACGAACTAAAGCCTCTTTCACTAGAGTATCTGTTTTAATCCCTCTTCCAGAAGTTATCCCGCCAATCATACCTCCGCTACCGGCTCCTCCGATAAATCCCTCAACCATTCCCTGAGTCAAATCTCGCGTCTTGTCATAGCCAATACGAGCAATCATATTAGTCCAAAGGGCTTGTAAGACTTCTTCTGTGCCTTCCTGAATTGCACCTACAAATATATCTTTTGGCAATTTTCCCGCGCCGCCACGCAAGAACCTAGTAAGAGGAATAATCTCTAAAATAGTATTACCAACTGTAGATAAAAGCCCAACTCCACTTGAGAACCCAACTGATTTATCGGCTTGTCTGGCCTCAATATATTGACCTGAACCCTCAAGCAACCCTAACGAAGCGGCTCCGGCAATAGGATTACCTGTGGCAAATGTTACCACTGTTGCCGTAGCTAATGAAGGGATCGCTTCTGCTACTGTAGCTACGCCACGAACCCAAGAAGGATTCTGCATAAAAGAACCTCTGAATATATTAGGATCGGCTGCCTCTATTCCTCTCTGTGCTTCTTCTTTCCAAAAATCATAGGCAGTATTGCCCCATCTTGCAATCGTCTTTCCCATTTTAGATTCTTGTATAGGTTTGCCATGAATAGTGTATTGCGTATAATCCTCATCAGTTTCAGTTATGATTTCCCCTAGCCATTGCACAGTAGCACCTACTCCGGAAGCTATATTCTCAAACCCCCTTGGCACACCTTTAAGAACCTCAAGCACCTTGCCCGCAGGCGTAAGTGGCTGTGGCTTTGGATTCTCTTCTTCAAACTTTAAGGCATCGGACAGACTTAATCTAATAGGCATAGTTGGAGTATTGTCCGTTTCCAGCGCCTCAGTCAAAGTCATCCTTGTGCCAATCTTTATATTAGCCATTATTAGAATTTTTCCAGTATCGGATCGCCATCTTCCTTAAAATCTACAACTTTCCATTCTCCTGATTTCAATTTTATAATCTGATTTATCTGATACCTTGCCCTGTTAGGATTTATCACTTTCTGCTGTTCTACGATAATATCCTGCCCCGCCTTGACTATATCTTCTTCCGGGGTTTTCTCGTCTACTCTATTTACAAATTTATTTATCATTCTCGCAGTTGCGGCAATAGGCTCTGGACTATTCTCAGCCCATTTCTTAATCGTCTCAATAGTGGAAGCAAGAAATCCTTTACCTTCATCTTTCTGTTGAGTGAATGGATCAATTGTTTTGTTGATTAAAAATTCCGTATCATTACGACTAAGCATACCAGCACCATGAAACCCTAAGACCTTTATTTTAAATTCCCTTAGATTGTCTAAATCTGACTCATCTAAACCAAGATATGCTGTTATCATCTTTCCATAAGTAGCATTATCTGTCTTGGCGTTTATCGCATCTGGAGAAGTAAGCACTGCATCTAAAACACCTGCGTATTTCTGGGATATGTTATTAGAAATAAACTGCTCTTGAATTTCAGCAAAGGTCAATTCATTAGTAAAGAGTTTTTGGGTTAAATCGAGTTCGTTCTTGGTATGCCTTTCGTTGGTAATCTTCTTCGCCACTTTCTCATTTCTTTTTAGTTTAGTGTTAGCTTTGGTTTCTTTTGCTAATCTATCACTAGCATCAACATCGGCATATATTCCTTGTTCGCCTAATAATAATTGCTCTAAAGCAAACTCTGCATCTCCCTCTATGTCAGCGTCTATCTTAGCCAACCGCCATTCTTTTTGTTGTTTTCCTTTCGCAATCTGTGCTTCGGCAATAGTTACTACACCACGATTGACAGCATCATCTAAAAGTAAATCCCGTTTAACTTCAACAGATGCGCGCGATTCAGGACTTCCGGATATATAACTCTCTCGCAGTTGAGCTAAATTCTCATTAAGGATAGACTCTAATGCTATATTCTGATTTTGCTGTAAAGTTTTCCTTATATTAAATTCATTAAAAATAGCATCTCTGTCAAATGCGCGAGTAAACTCTGACTTCGCCTGCGGAAGTGTTATCAACTTAGATGCTTCCTCGCGTATCTTACTTGTTCTGTTTTTATAATCGTTTCTGAATTTTGTTATATCATCAATGTTTCTTGCTGATTGGGCTTCAAGTTCTAACTCTTTAAACTTTCTCATTGTCTCAGTGCCAGCTCTAGTTTTCTCTGCGAGAATTTGAGCCTCTTCAAATTGCTGAGAAATTCTTGATGTTATTTGAGCTAATTCCTGAGTTGCTCTTGGAACCGCTGTTGAGAATACTCCCTGCTCTGCTCTCACAACTGGTGCTTGTGTTGTTATCTGTTTTTGACCTATTGGTACAGATGGAATACGAGCCATATTAGTCTCCTATAAATTTCTTTCCAAAAGTAGAAACTGACTCCAGCAACGTAGTTCCTGCCCTAATGCGTCCTGCAACTATCTCCTGTCCTGCTGCTGTACGTAACTGTCCCGCCCTTAACTCTTCCTGTCTTGCTTCGCTAATCTTTCGGCTTTCTTCTACATCAGCATTGAATTTAGTTATAGCAATATCAAGCTCTATCTCTTCCATTGTTTCGGCCATTACAAGCAAAGGCGTTCCCACATCAACCCTCACGCCACTTGCGGCATACAAGGCCCGTTGACTACTAACAAGTTTCTCTCCTGCCCTTTTCTGTCTTGCAACCTCAATTCTTGCTTTCTCCTGTGCGAGTTTTGATTCTTGCTTCGCTATATTTGCATTAAAAATAGCTGAACCTGCGGAATACTCAAGTTCAGTTGCCCTTATCTGCGCTTCTTGTTTTTGAGCCTGCGATTGCATTATCCCTGAAAATAATTGTAACCCTGAGAATACTGCAGGTGCAAATGACATATCTTTACTCCTTCATTAAAATTCTAATCATCTACAATCTCAGAAAGAATTGTTATAGACAAAATATTAAGAGGCAAAGGCTGGCTTTGCCGAAGTAATACTCCACCTATCCTATCCCAATCTCCGGGAAATTCTACAACCTTATCCCCGGTAAATAATGGTGGAGGCTGATCCGCAGGAGTAGATGTCGTCCTAAAAGTAAGCTCATCAAGTGAATCCTCATCCGGCCCGAACTCTGCGCCAAGATAACCAAAGAGCGAACCTGCGCCAATCTTAACCCCTAAAGAAACATAAAATTTAATTATTAATCCATAAATTCTCTGTACTTTACCTATTGCTAAACCTGTCGCGCTGCCTTCTGGCTGTGGGAGAAGTTGTATATCCGAAGTAAATCCCAATCCAACATGCGCTATTGATGCCTTTGCATCTAAAGTTATCTTTCCACCCGAAACAAGCTTACTGGATACTGCCGCCCCATCAGCGCATATATCAACGGTTTCACCCTCAAGATGAGTAAGTCCCGAGATCGATGTTACCATCTTTCTTGCTTCACCACCTGAAATATAAGCAGTAAACGCGCTTCCATCAGTCGCGACATCTGCTGTGCTGGTAAGGCTGAAAGTATTATTAGTAAGTTTTATTATCTTATAAAAAAGTCCATTTAATTCTGTCATTCCCTTAACATCAACTATCTTTATCTGATCAGCTGTTGTCAATCCATGAGTTGTTGCGGTTATCACAACGGGGTTTGCTACTGTTGCACCACTTATAGTTATTGAGCTATCGAGAGACAATCCAGAATCAACAAAGAATGCGTCATGCTGGTGGTCGAAATCCTCCGGCATAAAATATTCTATATATCTTACCGTCGAGCTATCTATATACCGTTTGACTATCACCCATATTTCATCATCCCCCTTATCGGTAGGGATTATCGCTATACTCTCAAATTCTCCTCGTGCGCGAGTATCTGCACCTGCAACCTGCCGAGACCAACCTATAACTTCTTGATCTATTTGCCTGGTCAATACTGCTAATTGCCCATCTCCCCGCACACACCAAAGGCGAGATACCGGCGACTGTTGATACGCTATCTGTGTGAAGCCGTCAGTATCCCTAGGGTCAGTAGCTTTAGCGATATGATCAGCTAAAATCGTCATATCAAGAGCTTGCTGTGATTCTATATCAATAGAAAAACCCAATTCCCTCAAATGGTTTAAATCTCTATCTACATAGTAAATAAAACTTCCTATCATCTCAGGCAAAATCTTAGCTGAACCGTAGGTTGTATCACGTTTAACTGACACATTCGTCGGCGTTACTGCAATAGCATCAGTGCCAGAACTGAAAGAAAAAGTCGCACCAATCGTCCCTAACTGTAAAGATTTTGCAGTCGGCTTTAACCACCTTATCGCATTTACTTTGTCTGTCGCTATCTCATAAACAAACCCATCACCGGCATTAGTACCAGTTGTCATATTCTCAAGATCTCCTGACTTAGATGCCCATATCTTCTGAGGATCAGTATTGCTGTTAGCAAAGAATATCCTCTGCTCAAACATAGCAACACATGAAGGATAATTATCTGCTGAAGTAAATACATCTGCGGTAGGAGCATAACTAGTCAGCGTCCAAGTAGTATGAGCTGACCTTGTAAGTTTTCGCGGTTTATGACTGGGATGAACAATCCACATTGTGTCGGCGTCTTGAGCGAATTGCAAATCAAATAATTGCGCTGTCGTATAAGGAGTTACGATTTCATAAGGCGAGCCACCAGATTCAATCTGTCCTCGATTACGATAAAAACGGGCATAAAGATTACCAAGCTCTATGATATAAGTTTGAGTAGTAGAAAATTCAAAGGTTATTAGACGTGTCTTTGCGGATGAAGTTTTGACTGCTGCAACATATTTTGTCCCAGGACGCCTCTGTCCCCCACCTGCCTGATGAATAAGGATATTTTCTAAGATTTTAGCAGCATTGGAATATTTGGCTATATCAAAACGTCCATAAAGCCAAGGAGAAATTTCGCCGGCGGTAAAGTTTGTAATTACAGGACTTATTTTAGGCATAAGCTTTCCCTATTTAACAATAAGTTGGATACCAAGTTTCCCAAGAAGTTCGACCTACCAACTGACTACTTCCTATCCGTCGAGAATTTAACCATTCATCCTGATAAGGTTGTATAGGTGTCCCTTGGACAGAATCTATTGAGATTGCTTGAGGCAATTTCTTTTCATAATAAATTACAAAAAGTCTCTCTGAAAAGGTAGATTTATTAGTTATCGGTATAGCCAATTCTGCTGCGAGTTTTGCAACAAGTGCTTCGACAAACTTCGGTTTGAATTTCGAAGTATCAGTTACTTCAAAAGTGTATTTTATCTTTAGACTCGATGTATCAGAAAGTAGTTTATCGCTTTCAATCTTAACTAACGCGTTTTCCTGATTGATAAAATTTAATTGCAGAAAATCCGCAGGCAACTGATAAATTACAGTTACTAAATCATCAGTCCAGACTGGATCACCTGCAACCGTAGCAAGCGCCGCTCTCTTTTGCGCAAATGTCCAAGGATGATCAGTAAGGACTGAGTTACGCACAAATTCATATACAGCATTGCATGCCCGCGCATTCTTACTGTCTTCAGTCAAAGCAGTTATCCTTGTAGCCCCTAAAAGCGTTAGCGCCTGATTGCATATTGCTGTTTCACTAATTGTCATTTTTCTCTCCTTCTAATTTTATAGTAAAAAAAGCTAACAATATAATAAAAGTCGATGCAATCGAAGCATACCTAATCAAAGTTTGTCCACATCCATTAATTAGAGCTATTAAAACCGAAGCTCCTAAAATATATGTCAATTTGTCCTTATTCTTCTTTGCCTTGAATTTCCTTATTAAGCCGATAAAAAATCCACCTATCACTATTACTATCGGAAAACCTAGCTCCTGCGCCGTATGCAGGTAATCATTATGAGCCCTGCTGTATTCCACTCCGCCGATTGAACCGACTGCTTTTGTTTTAACCACCCTATCCTGAAACGTCCTATAGCCCCAACCCAGATAGGGTTTTTGCAGGGTAACTTTCAGAGTCTTCTGCCACATAATAGGCCTGCATTGGAATTTCGCTCTAACATGCCCAAAATTGAACGCTAGCCAAATAGCTAGTATAGCTACCGTTACTATCACAATCTCTTTCCTAACGTGCCTTAAAACGCTAAATACAGCCATTCCAAAGGCACACGCTACTATAGAACTGACCGATTTCGCCATAAACAAAGTACATAGCGGAATAATGACAAACCAAGGGTTTACAAACATCAGAATCGGAATACTCATTGCCGAATACTGCCCCAACTGAGAGCTTATTCCCATAAAGCCACAAAGGCTTGGAGCATTAGTCCACATGAAATCATAGTTAAATATCTGTATTGATGTCAGTAAAAGATTAAGCACGCAAATATACACTATCGGCTTGAAGTACTGCTTTATATCCTCCGCGTAGCAGTAAACTATTTGAAAAAGCAGAACTCCGCAGAACACATAAATAAACCCAGAGCAGGATAACCAGAAATTAAACCATTCCTGCTGTGGATTGCCTAAGTTATTGTCAAAGAACATTCTTATAAATGCCAGAAGCAGAAATAATGAAACCCAAACATTCGAGAACTTACGTTTTGCCTCTAGACTTAAACTGATTCCGAATAACACAAAAGTCCCTAGAATGAAGAACATCCCTCGAGCAAGACTGAGACTATAATCCCTAAAAAAGAAAATTGGAGAGAGAAATAAAAAAGTCTTCAGAGTAAGATTAAATAATGTCTGTTTGCTCATTTATTCCTCTCTCCAAAAATCATTATGGGTGCGGGCCATAAAGAATGAACCCAACGCCTGTAGTTATTACTACGGTAACGCCAGTACCGAAATAAATCGGCTTGGGATACAACTTAGTCTGTGTATCATACTGTGTCGCCTCACCTATCTCGTCCTTTACAAGTGCGTCGGATACAGTGCCTAGAGTTGCGCAGTTGTAAACTCCCATAAACGAGCTAGCGCCATCGGCAAAAATCTCAATGCCATATACCCAAGTACCTGCTGGTAGAACAAGAGCTGTTGAGGTCTGTACTGCCGCGCTTTTTTGCAGTCCATAGCGAGCTTGAGCAAAGGCTGGAGTCGTAGATGTAAACATTCCACCCATCCCTAATGCCAGCAACATAACTATTGCCAGCGTAAGAATTAAAAACCTTTTCATAATCATTCCTCCTTCTTGCTTGTTAAAATTAACTACCTAATCATGGGCGTAAAGAATCGCCAATTTGATAGTACCGGTAATAGAAGCACCGGCAGTAGTAATTACTATCTGACTATCAAGGTTGTCCGCATCAGTCTCATCTACTTCATAATTTACGCCATCTACTTCATCTCCCGGCTCGTTAATGAGCGCAGCAGATGAATCGTGAGCACTAAAATATCTATCATCATCTTCTGCGTCTCCTATATCAAGAGTTGAAGAACCACCAAGAGCATCACAAGTAAGAAGAACTGCAAGGACTATCGCTCCTTTTGGAATCTTCCCGCCCATCTTGATAGTAGAACCTTGTACTAATGCAAGCGCTTCAAAAAGATCGGTCATTACTTTTACTCGGCCATCATACTCGCCGGGCTTTAACCGGTTTGCAGGAGTAGGCGTGTCTATCTTTGTCTTATTAACTCCTAAAACGTCGCTCATTTTTTTACCTCCACTGTTTGTTTGTAATGGTTAATAATTAAGCTTCGCTACAAACTATTTCTATGATTCTCTTTTCCTCAAGTCGTGTTGCACCTATTGACATTGAGAAGAAACATTGCCAAGCATAATTCTTATCAGGTCTCTGATCTATCCTGCCAGAAGGCTCTTTTTGAATACCTAACTGGATTGCAGCCTCATGCCAAGCAAAACACTTGCGGTTGCCAGTAGCGTTATTCCCTAAACGGGTAGTCTTTTTAAAACTGAAACCGAGCCAAGTATTTATCTCACCCTGTACCAATGCTTTGACTACATTGTAATCAGAACTTGTAGCTGCTGAGGTATTCAAAAGATCGCTTAACTGTTTAGGTTTAAGAGCTAAATACCTATCTTCTTCCTCGACATCGTTGTCATCAAGCTTCTCTCTAGCTGTAATCAA